TAATATTCCTGACTCTTCAAAAAGTTTAACTGTCCTATAAACTGTAGCTATGCTTATTTTTGGATCAACTTTTGATACACGACTATATAACTCATCAACATCTGGATGATCAGACTCACCATAAGCGGCTTTTGACTCTGAAATAACCTTTGCAATAATTCGCCTCTGCTCAGTTAATTTTACCCCTTTAGCTAAACATTGTTGTTCAATTGTATCTGACATAATTGATTTTAACTCAAATAAATAGGATTTATCAAATTTTTTTCAACTTTCAATTTATCGCAAAGTTTTGGGATATTTTCATATTTAACCTCATTTTTTTCACTAAAATCCTCAAAACTAAAACAATAATAATCAATTTTATGGGTTAAATGAAAAGCTTTAACAACTGATAAAGAATTTCTTATCCCCGCAAAACTTCCAGGACCTCGGTTTACATAAATTTGAGAAATTTTATCTAAATCTAATTTTTTTTTATTTAGAAAAAAGAATTTTTTTACAATCAATTGATATCAATTGGAAATCTCATATTCAATATTTAGAACAATTAAGACAAGTAATTGGATTAAGATCTTATGGTCAAAGAGATCCATTAGTTGAGTATAAAAAAGAGGCTTTTGTTCTTTTTGAAAATTTATTAATAAAAATAAAAAATGATCTAATAAAACACAATTAATCATTGCTTCACCTATCGGCACAGCTCTTATACCTACACAAGGATCATGTCTTCCTTTAACAGAAATTTTTGTATTTTTACCTTTTCTATCGATTGTGTTTCTGCTAGTTAAAATTGATGATGTAGGTTTAACAGCAAAAGAAGCTACGATGCTCTGCCCTGAAGAAATTCCACCCAAAATTCCCCCAGCTTGATTAGATTTAAATTTTACTTTACCTAAGCTATTACCCATCTCATCGGAGTTTTCTTCTCCACTTAAAAAAGCTGCGTTCATACCTGCTCCAATATTTACTCCTTTAACTGCATTGATACTCATTAAAGCTGCAGCTATATCTGTATCTAATTTTGATTCTAATTTTTTATATCTATTGAAATTCCATTCTTTAAGAAGAGGCACACCAGTTGCTCCACTACCCACTGGAACTACATCAACAATTATAGTATTTTGATTATAGAAATTACCTTCTGCAATCTTGTTAAATCCAGTGATCTGTCCATCAGTATTAACAACTGCTTCAAACTCAGCAAATCTACCTCTACCAGCATTGTCTCTAATTACAATTTGTGGAGGTGAAGAATAAAATTCACCAGGATTATCAAGTATTAAACTTGTTACTTTACCACCAGTAACTACAGCACGAACAGCAGCATTCCTACCAGAAGTAATTAATATATCAGGAGTTCTAGGAAATACATCAATTGTATCTACAACAACACTTTCTACAACCTGACCAGCAAGTATTGCTCTTGCTTTATTAGGAACTTGATCAATCAACACAAATGGTGGTCTTTGATAACCAGTTCCACGAAGATCAACTCTAATTTTTTCTAATCTACCATACCTAATACTTTCTGGATCTTTGTAACCATAGAAAGGAACACCATTCAATCCAATACCAATATCTCTTTTAGGTGTAGGATATGTTTCTGTAGTTCTTGTTGCTTGCTTTCTAATAATACGAAGAAGTTTTTGATCTAATAATGTTTGATCAAAAGTAGAACCATCTAGAATTTTATGTGATGGAAAACTAGAACTAGCAATATAATAATATTGATCATCTGCAAGTATAGCAGACACATCAGTAGAAACTTGGTTTAATGAAGTAGAAACTGTTGGAAATGTAGGGACATTGACTGATGCACCAAAATTTAATAACCATCTAGTTTGATTTGTTCCTACATTTACAATTTTAGAATCAGCAGTTTCAAAACCAGGATTTGATACTTGAATTTTATCACCAACTGCAGAATATGGTTGTGAATTTGATGGTTGTAAATTATATACAATACCCATCGTCAACAATGTGACACCAGATCCTACTAAAGTAACTGGTTTATATACTGATGTACCAACTACATGTGGTACAGCATTTTGTGCTGGTCTACTATCAATAGTGAATTGAGTTACGTTCTTATCACTAAACGTAATTACTTCATCTCCAATCAAAACTGATCCTGTAGTATCCCATCCAATAGTAGAGAAAACATTAATTATATCTCCTGTGGAAGCAGTTCCCGACAATGGTTTCTCAAGTTGAGTCTTAGTTGAGACACCAAATGAACCATTAACTGTTTCTGGTGCTAAAACAATATTATAAATTATCTCTCCATCTCTAGTTCCATCTGCATATACATTATCTACAATAGCATCTGCATAATCATATTCAAGTGTATCAGACTGAACAATTTTCTTTCCTATTAAATTTTTTACATCACCAGATATAACCTTACACTTAAGTGCGTATACATTTATCCAATCAGCATCAGATGACTTGTATGTAAAATCTCTTGGTTTGTATACCTCAGGTTTGACTACTTTTGGTTTTCTTCCTTCTCCAGTCACAAGAGTCATATAACCCTCATCACCGTCTAAACCTGACATATAACGATGGTAAGCACAATAATAATAAACTCTGTTAGTCTCACCTAACTCCATCATAAATTCTGGTTGGAATTCATTATTATAATTTGTTTTTACACCATTAACAGGAGCAGTGTTATAATATAATTCTCCACCAAGTAATGTACCCTCTCTAGTTGTGCTAAACTTCATAGGGTGACCTTCTGGATGCACAGGCATTGGTAGATTAGAAGGATCAGACTGGTTCCATATAATTTGCCAGTTCTGCCTCATTATTATACCTTCTGGTGCAAGATAATACTTACCAGTCTCGAAAGGACCGAAGATACGAGCAAACTTACCAAAATCAATATAGAAAATACCATTTGGAAAACTATATACTGTTCCAGCAACAATAGATGCTCCTAACTTTCCTGATATAACATCAGAACTTGCAAATGAACCTGATAGTTGTCTTAAATATAATCTTGTAATTACATTTTGGTCGTTTCTAACAACCTTAGCAACTTCACCACTAGCATTACCACCATTTTGAAATATTCTATCTCCAACTGAAAAATCACCAACTGGATTTGTAACATCTATTGCAATATTATCAAACTCAGATTTTATAAACCACTCAAACTGTGCTAAGTTTGAACGTGCATTTGAATCTACATCTTTATCAATAAGACTATTAAAAACAAACTTAATAGAACTATCAGTTCCTTTTGCTTTATAGAAATTTTGTATGTTCTTAATTAAGGTTCTTTTATCTACACTACCTCTAAGATATTTCTCAGGAAAAGAACCTAGATATTGCTTCTCAAAATTCTTGACTAATGCATATAGAAAAAGATTACTAATATTATAAACTTTTTGACCAGCATTATGTGCTACAGCAGTTGTACTTACAAAATTGCTTTTATGATATAAATCTCCTAATTTTGTATTTCCACTAACACCTCTAGTACAACCTTGTAGTGTTGTATCAGTTCTTGTTTCGTATAATATTATCTCATCATCAATTTTTACATATCCGTTTTGTTTTGGAAAACTCGTTGCATCTTGTAGTACAATTGTACTATCAGAATTACTGATACTAACGTCCAAAGTATCATGCTGTTTAAGGAGATTTTGTTCATAGTAATCTATATCTGCATATTTTTGGATATTGTTAATAACATCTAAAGTACCACCCTGTACCTCCTGTGCCTCGTAGTACTTTGTTACAAACTTACTGAAAAGTTCGTATTCTGTACTAATAAACTCAGGAAGCTGTGTCTCTATTAGAGTGGAGATTCGCTTTGTTTTTACAGCAACCATTTACTTACTCTTTATATGCAGTGAAAGATGAATTAGGAACATCAACGTCAAGGTATACCTCACGCATTGCCTTGATGTCATTAGACAGTGGTTTTACTCTTAGTGAAATACGATTATCAAAGAAACTACCTTTAATAATTGTAAGAGCATACATTTTTAATTCACCTTTTACATAATCTATGTCGCCAATATCGCTGTCAAGAACTACTTTCTCACCAGTTACGCTATCTAGTCTATATAGGACAATTTTCTTATCCCTATCTTCAACATAGACATCAAAATTAGGATACTCAGTTACCCTAAAACCAGTAGATGATAAGACTGGATCATCACAGTCTTCATCAAAGGCATTTTGGAAACATACCTCGTAATAGAATGTAGAATTTAACTGAGGATAGAAATCTTTTCTCATTGTAAGACTAGTGAGATTAGAATTGATACTAACATCAGCATCATCTATCACACCTACAAATTTACTATATCTAAACTTACCATTAAACTTCTCAGTATCACTTGTATCAATATAAGACTGTATGGAAGCAATTACTTTGTCTCTAATATTAGAAGGAGTCTGATCTGTTACACCACTGTTATAGTAAATCTTACTTGTCATCTCAACAAATAGAATAGAAGGATCTACTATCCTTGGTTCTACAGATGCAACAACATATTTTTTAAGATCAGCAATAATTTGTGATTTAGTTAGTGACGTAAGATAACTTGCATCAGTTGGTTTTAGTACAATAAACACTTTACCATATTCTGGTGGATCTTGATCTTCTCCACCAAATATAATGATATCACTTGTTGCTGGATATACTTTTCTTACAATCGCTTCATAGTCCTGTGCGGTCACTGCACGGTCTTGTGTGCCATATGCCTTAGGAGCAGTGTATTTTATCTTAGCAGTGCTTTCTATTGCTTCACCACCCGCAGAAGCAACAGTAGATACAATTGATGTAGTAAATGAACTAGGTGATACACCATTTTCGTTTTCTAGTATACCAGAAAATACAAATGCTCTCACTCCATTACTTACAGGACCTTGTGTTATCAAATATGATACATCAATACGTGTATTGTTCTCAAGTTTTTTACCAAGAACACCATCACCCATCAATATTTCATACCTTTGATCCTCAACCTCATCTAGAAAAAAGACTTTTGAGTCACCGTCAACACCTAGTATGTTATCAGCAAGTAAATATGGTTCATTAAATGTGCCTCCGCCAGGATACACCTTAACTTTAACTGTATTAGTATCAATATTTGGGTTATCTAATATAAATCTTTGATTCTTAGATGCAGTCTGAATTGTAAACTCGCTATTCAATACTGTTCCTTCTCTGATTGGTACATTAGTAAATGTTGCAACACCGTTTATTACCTGTGCCTTTACATCACTCGTAACAACGTAATTGTAAATAGCATTATCAAAGTTAGAGATAAACCCTGTTCCTTCTTTTAAATTTAATTCTTTGTCAGTTGTTGTATTAGTATATGTAACAGTAAATGAAACATATGCAGTAGGAGATGTAGCACTTTTAGGTCTATACCCTAATTGCTTTGCAATTGCTACTACATTGTCTCTTAAAGTGGCAGAATCAATGAATAGTTCATTGACCACCATGTTGGTATTAAATGCTGTATAGTAGGTATTATAAGCAAGAGTGTCTACCAGAGTTGCTAGTGCAGACCCTTCAAAATCATAATCAGTAAAATCATTCTGACTCCTCAAATATTCTTTGAGAGAAGTTTTGATATTCTCAAAATCTAAATTGGATACCTGAGTGTATGGCATTATCTTGTACGTTCTAGAAATATATCTAATGCCACTGCTCTGTCTTCTCTACCTATAATTTTATACACAAGTTCTACCTCGTATCCATTATTCATTAGATCAGGGTAACACATAAGTTTCGTGATTGATATTCTAGGTTCAAACCTATTAAGAGTTTCTCTAATCTCTTTTTTAATCAATGCAGCAGAACCATAATCCATTGGTTCAAACAATAGATCCTGTAGACCACTTCCCAAGTCTGGTTGGAATGGTCTTTCACCTCTTCTTGTAAGTAATAATCCTTTTATTGATTGTGCAACAGCAGACTTATCCTTCACCGTTACCAAATCATCAGTAACGGGATGTTTTTTGAATGTAATACTCAAATCTTTGAAGGTTGAGACTTCTGGCATTTAAAGACAGCATGGGCTGCTTTTATTTATCCATCTTTTCTGAACTTAGTGCACTCGTCAAGGAATTCCTTCTTTCTTTTCATCTCAAACAATTCCCTTTCGTCATTCTTCTCAATTTTATCTAACCATTCTTGTGCATCGTACTCAGAGATGAGTTTCTTACCACTTTT